ATATCTCTGTACAAATCTGTTGTTCTGGTCATCAGCATATGTGCTGCGTGGGTCATAATTCAACCAACGCAGAGGAAGTGTCACGTATGAATTGGGAAAGTCGTATGGGTACTCTGCGTACGTCTTTTTCCACGACAGAGTATCGTTCGGACGAAGATTGGTCTCACCGTCAACCACATCGACTTGAGTGATCGTGGCTGGACCTTGCCACACGTTTGCCTGGAGCATCTCTGGTGCCATACTGTAATACACAGATGGCATCTTTCTATTTCCGAGGAAATTAATTTATCTACCGTTTCCGGCTCTCATTTGAGGACGTTCGGGGAAGTGGAATCTGTCGCTGTCCAGGTCGCACGCTTCACCTCCCTGATCCTTGCAGAATGGAGAGAATGGTTTTCCGTACGCAGCCTGTGCGAATGCATTCTGGTCGTTCGGAATTGTTGTCGATGGAACTGTGTAGAAGTTTCTCTCGGCATCACGTTTACGTTCGAAAGGGTGAATCTGAGACCAGACATTCTGAACCTCCTGTCTCACGCTCGGATACCATGCTGCTGCGGGACGATCGGGTTGGTCTATGTAATCCGTCATCAGCACATTTCCCATGGGATTGTCGAGGGTCGGCATAGTGACACTGGGGCGAAGAGCGCTTGGCATGCGTCCGTCGGTTCCTGATGCGCGAAGTTTGCTCCCATCTGCAATCATGTTTGCAGTGTACAGGTAGTACAGAATGGCAAGCACGAGACCACCTAACGCAAAGACACGGACGTCGCGGTTGATGACATAGACAAGAATACTTGCGTAAATTACAAATCGTGCTGTAGCTTCGGCACGCTCTTTGGCACTCTGATACGCGGTCGGCCAAAACACAAGGAGTTTGTCCTTCTGGAAGATGTCCATTCTATTACTTATTCCCGAGAAGATTTCCAGACTTGAGTATCTGAGACATCATACTGTTGACGCTCTGCATCAACTTGTCTTGATCCAGCTGACCATCATCCGTCAACACATCCTTCGAACAATTCTCTGCGGCATTTTCAATCACGGACATCATCTGAGGTGGAATCATCTGGACTGATGTTCCCAGCATGTACAGGTTGCTCAGATATGCCCACACCTTCTCCTTCACTTGTGGTGTGCACTTGGACCACACTTGACACATTCCAATTTCCTTCATAAATTTGTTCTTTTCTGTGAAGAAGGCGTCATTCTTCGCAGTCAAGTGGTGTGCGCGCGCAGACGTCTGCTTCATGAATCGCTCCAGTGTCAGACGTGTTCGCGGCTTGTCTTTGGCAGCCTTCAACATCTCATTGTCGGGAAACTCTATGAGCATCTCATCGTAAAACCGACCGAGCATTTCATTGAACGCAGACATTATGTTTTTATTGTTTTAATTCTTTAATACGGATCTTTCGAAACCATATCTCCCTGACCTACACCCTGTGACACGATGAAATACACCAGAAGAGCGACGAGAAACGCTGGTTTGGCATAGTCTGAATTTTTCAGTTTGCCTTCACCATTCATTTTGCCTTTGAAATACACATATGCTGCTGTGATGGCGGCGGCGATCAAAGCGGCACTCCATGGCTCACGGAAATACTTTTCCATTTACTGTATCCTTTGAAAAATATAGATTCATTCCTTCGCGTCATCGAACAAACTTTCTCCGTTGGTGTCCAGTTTTTTGACGACTGGTGGATTCAGATTAGGTGTCACTGCATAGGTTTCTGATCCTCCTGGTGTCTGTGCGACAGGTTCGGGTTCGGATGCTGGTTTGTCGTTCGCGATATCTTCTAGATTGCCAGTGTCTTCCGGTGGAGCCTCCTCTTCTTCCTGAACAGGTTCTTCTGCTTCTTCTGCTTCTTCGTCATGATCGTTGAATTCAGGATCTGTCGAAAGGTCACCAACGACGGAATCCCATGGAATCAAATCGTCAATCACTGTTGTAATTTTGCAAGTGAATTCGGCAGTGAGTTCCTTTTTTCTTTCGTCATCAGTCTTTGTTTCAGACGTAACAACTGATGGATGATAATACAGGTACTCACCACAGGTCTCATAACATCTTTGGACAAAAACGTCGTGGGCTGGAAGCTTGACGGCAATCTTCTTGGGTTTCTTGTCGAGTCGAATGCCGTTCAATAGAATCTTGACGTGACAAATGAAGACAGCCGCGAGCAGTTTCTGAAACAGTGGATTCTTGTCCTTGATGTTGTCCGCGTGTTTCAGACTGATCGAACTGTTCCACGTCTTGATGCCGCGCAGAAGCTCCTGGAACACGAGCGTCGAGTTTTTGCCTTTGGATTCCTTCTTGGCTGTCAACCAAATTTCCCAAAATGTTTCAATCATGGATGGGATCATCGTGTCACATAGCTTTTTCGTGTACCGCCGCTCTGACCCTTCCAAAAGTTCCATTTACATTAGCGATTGTTTTTTTGTTTTGAATTTTTACGAGTCACTGTCCCATTCACATTCCTTTGCCATGTGTTTGCATTGTAAGAACCTGCTTCTCCGAGTCTTCGTGCTTCATTTTCTTCACGAAGGCGTCGACTATAATTCCGCGAAGCAGCAAGTTGTGCATTGAGCGCATTCCGTGCGGCTTTGTTTGCGGCTTCTTTATTTGCGGCAGCCTTCTTACGAGCCTTTTCTGCGTTGCTATTCGGAAACTTTCGTTTCAGTGGACTATTCGGTTTTTGCATATTTTCTTTCAAATATGTGAAAAACTCACGGATTCGTGACCTTCTTTGAGCTCTTTTGAGAGAAGCAAGTAAGCGAGGTATCATGGCTTCCAATCCTCTCGCTTTACGCAAAGTATTTTTAATATTATTTTCCTTCGTTTTGGTTTGTCTGAAATTAAGATAATTTGAAGGTCGAATGTAAAGTCCATTACCAGGGAAGGTCGGATCTATTTTTATAGAATACTCATAGAGTTCTGGATACTTGTTTGAAAGTCTTGGTTCAATTTTCACAATTTTATTGGTATTGTTGTTAAAGAACTTGGCGTTACGCCAATTAAATGGATCGACTTTCCGCCACATGTACGGGTTTTCTTTTTTATAAAAAGCTGCTTTACCGGAGTGATTGTTGTAGTGCATGATCTTGTGTCTATTATAAACGCTGTTCACCTTTCTGAATTTTACAGAATTTGAGGGAAGCTGAAACATACGATTCGTTCTGTTATACAACTGTTTCAATTCGGCGTTGTTTTTCAACTTGTACCTTTTGATCAGGTTGTTTCTTAAATTATTTTTGTTCGGATTGTTCTCATTCGATGAGTACCCAGACCACAAATCATAATCTCTGTAGGACATATAGAGTGGCGGTGCCATATAAAAAAGTCAAACATTATTTTTTCAACATGAATCAACGTGTCAAAGAGAGAGTCCTGTCCCACTTTGACGCGTCACTTCGAAGAGACCTTGGTCTTCCTCCACGCAAATTAATTTTGAATTTAAATTGGAAATTCAGAACACATCCATATTCTTTTTGTTACTGCCCTGTCAGACAAATGACAACATATCTGGAATATACGGAATACAATTGGTATCTTTTCATGATACATTCTGGTATAGAAAGGATAGAAAATCACACGGAACAAGGTGAGTACTTTTGTCAGTTTCGGATTCTTCCAAACTCAAGAGTACATGATGTGTACTATAGAGACTCCGTCACGGATGACCGTGAAATAGATTGGCAACCTTTGTTCCAACAGAACACTTTTATGACGGCTGGTTTTCCGGACCCTATTTTTTGTAACGAGCAGCCGCTTTTTTTAGATTCATCAAACTCGGAAACTCCATCTCGTGATCTATGATTTCAGGTTCTGGATTGGTCGTAGCACCCGTTGACAAGTTCCAGGACACTTCGTACTGCATCGGACTAATCATTTGCACCTTGTACCCAAGTCGAATCAATTGGCGTCCCAAGTACTTGACAGTCGTCCCCAAATCGTACTTGGGAAACCCAACCACAAAAGGAGGGACGGTCAAGATGACAGACTTTTCTTTCAATTCGAATGCAGTTTGAATTTTACGAGAAAATAGAGACAGAATGTGTTTGTACAGCTCCTTTTTGATGTTTTGTCGAACCTTTTCTTTTTCGGCCAAGTCTTTGACTGAAATCATCTGTATTTACGCTGCATTAAATACGCGAGCACCAGACGCAACCATGTCGCCGGCACGAGCAGGGGATGGTCCTGGTGCGTATGTGGATGTGGTTGGTTGACCAGCACTGTATGATGTCGGAGGTGCAGTCGCCATGTACTGTGCCATTGCAGCATCGTTCTGGATGTTTTGCCCGTACGATTTCATGACGGACTCGTTCGAGAGCCACTGGGTGTTGATTGGCATCTGGGCCTTTTGTCTGTAGTTTGTCAATTCAGATTGTAATTTAGAATTCTTAAACTTGGAAATGTCCGTGTAATCTGTGTACGTGTCAGGTTTGTACGGAGTGAATCCAGAGTCGTAATTGTCGACTTGGGCAGTCGAGCTGATGTTCAGAATGGAGACGTTTCCTTCAGATCCAACCTGTGCAGACACGTCGTACTGCGTCGCAAAGAATCCTTGCGTGTTGGTGAACATGAATCGGGCGTTGTATTTGTCTTCACCATTCTTGTTGATGAAGAGAGTCTCCAGAGGGACTTCGTCTGGGTGCATCTTTTGGACAGCCTCGATAATCACCTGGATGACATCTGGTGGGATGGCTTGCTGATTGCTCGCTGCCGTCTCGAACATGGACTGGACGCTTTGTTTGGGCTGCCAGAAAAAGTACAGGAAGAGGAGGACAATCAGAACTATGAATACCCACTTCTCCATATTACTAAAGGCTGCGACTTTTTTCTATCAAAATTTAGTCATATCAAAATAGGAAATGGCACTTCTCGTGTTTTCGGACAAGTGTCACCACTGCCAAGAGATTCTCAAATACGTCCAGGGACAACCAGCGCTGCAACCCGTCTTACGTTTTTGGAACGTCACGACACAGGGCGTTCCGAGTCAAAAAATAAAACGTGTTCCGACCCTAGTCACCAATGACGGTAAGATGATGGTCGGTGCTGAAGTCAAGGCGTGGCTCGAGTCGATGGTTCCTGTACAGTTTGAATCCTATGATCCAATTGATTTCGCATACAACTTGGATGGAACGGATGCAAACGACAATATGTTTGAAATGTCAAACTATGGAGCCAGCCTGCAACCCATCATCACCCCTGAACTCGAAGAAAAGATCAATTCGACAGTTTCGACTGCATACCAGAAAAGATCGGGCGCATAAATAAAGATTTCAATTCAAAAATAAATTAATGCACTTGAAAACAATTCAAGCCTCGGCTTTCAAAGCGGTGTTTGAAGTGTTGAAAGATATCATCAATGATGTCAATGTGTACTTTACATCGGCAGGTATTCAGATTCTGTCTCTGGATACTGCACACGTGACGCTTGTCCACATGACGTTGCACGCCGAAAACTTTGAAGAGTACGATTGTCCCACTGAGGTGACAGCCGGATTGAACATGGCAAACACGTACAAGCTGCTCAAGTCTGTTTCCGGACAAGACACCTTGACGATGGACATTGAGGGCAGGGACTTTGTAAACATATCGATCGAAAATCAAACCAAGAAATCGGTGACTCAATTCAAATTGAAATTGCTGGACATTAACGAAGACGTCTTGGACATTCCGGACATTCATATGGATGTCATCACGACCATGCCTTCGATTGATTTCCAGAAGATTACAAGGGACATGTACAATCTGTCGAACCAGATGACCATCATGCGCTACGGACACACGCTGGAACTGAGCTGTCTCGGAGACTTTGCGGATCAGAAGACTTGCATCGAGTACCCAGACAAGGTGGATCAGACTGGAAACGTCTACTCTCTCAAGTACATCAACATGTACACCAAGGCGACAAGTATGTGTTCGAGCGTCCAAATTCTACAAAACTCAGCCAACTTGGACATGCCAATCATATTCAGATATACAATTGCAAACCTAGGAGATTTGAAATTCTACTTGGCTCCAATTTCAGACTCGGATAATTAAAGTTTTTCTTTATATAATTAGAATGGAAGCAAAGATCCACGAGCGATTGAATTCCTGTAAAAATGAGGATGAGATGTCTGAATTTCTTTTAGATTGCGTCCCTGTCCTCCGAGAGTACTTGAAGGATGATCAGTTTACGACAGAGTCTACGACTGTGATGGGTGTCAAGGTGAACATGAAAAAGGGGGCTCGTAGGAGTGACATTTTGAAACAGTACATGAGTGACGTCGAAAAGGATAATTCATCTTCTGTCAGGGTGGATCCAGACTATGATCTTTGTCCCAATTGTAATTCAAAATTCAATTGGATTTATGAAGAAGAATTGAGTGACAGGATATGTAGTCAGTGTGGACTTGCTCAGTATTATCTGAGTGACGAAGTTGGATTCAAAGAGGAACAGGACATGGAAAAGGTCATCGTGTATTCGTACAAAAGGGAAAACCATTTCAACGAATGGGTGTCCCAGTTCCAAGCCAAAGAGTCCACGACTGTACCTCCCGAAGTTATCGAGCAATTACGAAGTGAATTCAAAAAACAGAAGATTAAAGACTTGTCCGAAATTACACACGAAAAAGTCAAGACACTGCTCAAAAAATTGGACAAGTCCAAGTACTATGAGCACGTTCCGTACATTACGACAATTCTGAACGGAATTCAACCACCGACAATGTCACAATCTCTCGAAGACAAGTTACGCCTTATGTTTCATCAAATACAGAAACCATTTGAAAAACATAAGCCGCCAAATAGAAAGAATTTTTTATCATATTCATACGTGCTGTACAAGATGTGCGAACTTTTAGGAGAAGATGCTTACTTGAAGTGTTTCCCGCTCCTGAAATCAACAGAGAAGTTGTATGTCCAAGACACAATTTGGAAAAAAATTTGTGATGAATTAAATTGGGAATTTTATAAAACTATTTAGATATGCTTACTTTTATAGAAGACGCTTGATCGTTCCATGAAGTAGATTTATTCATAGGTACATTCACTAGACAAGGAACAACCAATGGTTGTTGAGCATTTGGACCAAGAGCCCATGTTGCCTGGGCTCCCCCAAAGTTGTAATCTTGGAAGATTGTCACAGTTGTTCCGGGATTGACCACGAGAGCACTTAATTGGTCATTTGGCATGCCTGTTTTGTCAATTTGTGCGTAATCACCTGGACCGACTTGAACTGACTTTCCACCTGGTCCACAGTCGACATACAGTGTGACTCCGGCATTGGCTCCCTGACAAACGTTCTGCATTTGCTGCTGCAATCCGGATATTCTGTTTCCCCATTCTTGTGGAGGTCCGTTGAAGAAACCGACGTAATTACCAGCAGGTCCCAAATTGGTCCATCCAGGTGGTCCTGGTTTTCCTTGCATCACGACAAAAAGACCAGCATTCGCAAATGCTTGTGCAATTTGTTTAATTCCATCTGGACTACATGGAAATTTGGACTGGTTCAGAGCATCCGCGATGTTTGCAATATTTTGAGGATCCATCGGATTGATTCCGGCTTGAACAGGTGCTGGAGCTGAGGTTGAAGTTGCACTCATACCTGCTGGTCCCGGTGGTCCCGGTGGTCCTCCTGGTCCTCCTGGTCCTGGTGGTCCCACGTCACCTTTTGGACCAGCTGCTCCAGGTGGTCCTCCTGGTCCAGGATTTCCCTGTGGTCCCGGTGGTCCCGGTGGTCCTCCTGGTCCAGGTGGTCCTCCCGGACCTTGACTTCCTTGAGTCCCCTGTGGTCCAGCGTCACCTTTATCACCCTTTGGTCCAGTCAGTTTTCCCTGGTTGTACATGACCAAAAGAACAATAGCAACCACGAGAACAATGATGCAAGCACAACATGCCAACATTCGACTCGTCTTGTTGACCGGGGCAGCAGCCGGTCCTGCATCTCCTGCAGCTTTCAAAAGTGAAGACATGTTCTAATTATATTTAGGAAATAAATTCAATATCAACAACAGATTTGTCTGGAGGAAAGTTGATCAGGTACCCTTGGTCGCACCCTGTGAGCTCCATGTATTTCTGAATTTGAATTCTAAATTGTTCATTCAATTTTGAAACTGATTTAATTTCTAAAATAATTGAGTGATCGATGATGATGTCTGCACGAATGTTTCCAATGGTATGACCTTGGTATGTCACTGGAATGATTCGTTCAGTTTCGTACGGGATGTTTCTTTTACGCAGTTCGACTTCAAGTGCATTGTGATATATGCGTTCGGAAAACCCTGGTCCCAGTGAAGACCAGACGGATTGACACACGTCACGGATGGTACCTTCCATTGTATTTCAAAGTACAATTAGTTTTAAGTAAATTTACCACATCATTTTTTTGTGATGTTTACGGATGGCGTGGGCGTGTTCCATATCGTGCTTTGTCATGACTTTCTTTGGTTTGAAGAGTTTGCGTCGGACCCACTCGAAATCTTGGCGGTAAATACGGGATGCACGTGGCAGAGTACGCTTGGCCAGTGTGCTGATGGCGATCAGACGGCGCATAACAGCCAGTGGATTCTCCTTTCCCTTCTTGACTGCGTGGGTCAAAGCCCTGTGTCTGAATTTTGTTCCTTCGACTGGGTGGTAGTGGTACTTTGTGAGCATACCACCTTTCAGAGGTCCGATCACTTTGGGACCCTTTCCTGCCGCACCGACATCCTTGATACGAGCCGGTCCCACGTGGGTCTTTCCGGCTGGACGCACGTACCGGTATGTCTTGCCGTCGCGATGCACTGTGATCGTCTTGCGTGTACGGCGCTGAGTGTATCCAGATCGTATGATGGTTCGCATTGTAATCTTATTTGAGAAATTTTTGGGACTGACCCAAAAGAAACATCTTGAGTTTTCCTTCATCACCTGCACCGAAATCAAACACGTCGTTGTCATCTGTACTGATGTCCACAATCGGAACAGAATAGGACGCACGCATGCTCAAGATGGAATACATCACAGACAGACCGTACGATTTAAGATCTTTGATACTGTTCACTTTCGACCAGGCGAGCTTTAACGCAAGAATTTCACTGGATTGATACTGGATAAAAGGTGCGCACGGGATGGCTTCAGCTGACCCGCCGTCGACGTAGTGCCACCCGTTGTGTTTCACGGCTGAAAACAGGAGAGGGACGCAGATGGACATACAGATTGCATCGAGGACACTCATGTCCGGAGTTCGATCGACGTTAAAGTATTCTGTTCTCATCAAGTCGACACAAAAGGATGACACGTGTAATTTTATTTTTGAATTGAAATATAATTCTGAAAAAGTAATGTCCTTTCTTCCTGTGAAATGAAAGCATGCATCTTCGGCAAGGCGTCTCATCTTACGGATGGGGACAAGACCATAATCTTTGAGGAGTGTTTTTATGTTTGGTTTCATGAGTTCCTTTATCGGGGCTGTCAGTGAATACTCGAGAACCTTTTGGATGTCCCTTCCGGAAATGAGATACATGAATGAAACCATAGAACCAGCACTGGAGCCGGATATTTCTTCCAAGTCTTGAAGTTTTCCGTGTGTATGGAGTTTTGAAAGTGCTCCGAGGTAAATAAAGTACCCCATCGCACCTGGACCTATAGCAAGGTATTTCATTCTAAATTCAGTCTAGTAATATTCTGGGAGTATCGAGCGCACGAATGCAAGCAGGATGGCAAACAGGAACGAATGGATGATGACTGGCAAGTACGGTCCGGATCCCGTAGGGACGGTAAAGAGGTGTCCTGGTGTCAACAAAATGTACAGAAGAGTCACTGTGAGCAAGTCTGCCCGACGGAATGTGACACGTGTAATTTTTTTTGAAATTCCAAATGAAAGCAAGCCGAGGAACAGAGCGTTGACATAGATATCGTATTGAGTCTGGGGAAGGGACAAAAGTGCAAACAGAATGGACGGGATGAGTACTTTTTGACCTGTAATGTCGATCATTTCTAATTTACACGGGGAATATAATGGTTCAACCAGGCACAAAAGTTTTCAGGAGTGACCCGCTGTGAAATGACTTGAATCTGCGAAATGTCTCTCCAGACCATCTCCTGATTCTGCGTCATGGATTCAGTGGTTGTCCAACGCCACGGCTGAATGACAAATTCGATAAAATCGGTAAATGAGGCGCGTGGGTGTAAATAGACCTCTTCGCAAAATTCGCGAATGTACATCCAGCCATCAAGAAGTTCATCCGAATAGATGGCTTCCCAATCTTCCGGATCAACTTGGATTTCGTGTTCTTCTTCGGACGATTCGGATTCGTACGCCAAATCGTACTGGAATGCATCGCGCGAATACTCGTCGTTGATGCCCATACTTTCAGTCTTCTGTTAATGCTTTAAGTCCTGTGACTGAAACCGATGAAACCTCCTTGACTTTGACAGAATCGATGATGGCTTGGAAAGCACCCTCGACCCTGACTTCGTCTCCTGAAAAGTAAGTGCGCAGCCCCTTTAATATGATATCCTTCGTGATGGCGCTCTTTGTCTTTTTGGTTTTCAGATTGACTTTGACCTTTTCCTGAACACGGACCGTGTCAATCTCATTCTTCTTCATGTGCTGGGTAACAAATTCGCGAAGCTCCTTCTCACGTTTGTTCAAAACAGTAAGATCTTTGCGAACTGAGGCGAGTTGGGTCTTGATTCCGACCCACTCAGTCATTGCTTGTTTGAATTGCTCTTCAGCCATTTTCTATGTCTGAAGAGGTTTTACGTCTTTAAGTTTCGCACCTAGTATGCTGAGCCAATCTCAAACTGCGGGCGCATGTTGTCTGGAGGGATTGTGCTGAGGTTAAAGATGGATACAGGCGTGCGTGGGTTGATGGGCTCGGAGCGGAAGTCGCGATTGGCGTTGCGCAGGACTCCACCGATGGTCTCTGGGTATCCAATCTGGCTGCGTGGGTCCAGGTAGTTCTGGTTGGACAGGATCTTCTCGGGGCTGAACTGTCCATAGTCCTCAGTCTGGACCACCTCGCGTGGGATGAGGCTAGCTGCACTGACATTGTCGATGTCCTTGTAATCCGTCATGACATCAGTTGCTCCAACTGAGTACGATCCCTGAATGGCAGTTGCACCTGCACCACTTGCATTTCCTTCACCTGTTGCTGCAACTCCACCAGATCCACTGTATAGCTGGTTTCCAAGATTCATACCTTGAACCATGGGGGAACCGCTGCCTGAACC